TAGAAATAGAAACTGAAATGACACGTTCCCAATTGGAGAATACATTAGAGCCAGACTATAAGATTCTGAAACTAAGGGAGGTCTAATGGCTATCTCTCAATTAAGTGAAAATAAAATATTAGATGCAATTATCACTAAGCATTTAATTAGGATTTTTTATTCTAAGAAAAAACCCCCTAACAGAACCACTACTGAAAGAATAGTTAGAATAGTAGAGCCTTACGAAATAAAGGATGGTTATCTTTATGCGTGGGATACAACAAAAGATAAGACAATAAAAACTTTTATATTAGACAATATTAATAATGTTTTGGTATTAGGCACAACATTTGAAGATAGGTATCCAGATGGCGGTCAAGCATTTCCTACTTATACTTCGGTTAATCCACCCGATGCACGGAGAATGAGGCCAAAGGTCAATACTACAGCATTCGTATAGAAAGGTTTTAAATGAAATTAGAAGATATTGGTGTGGTCATGCTAAGTCATGGTCGCAGAGATAA